GTAAGTTCACTCCACCGTCACTTCGGAGACATTAAATCCGGCCCAGTTTTAAATCTGATGGTAAGCAAAATTAATGCATGTATATGGATACCACGTTTATTTTGATCTTTATGTGTTTTGTAGATTAGATGTAGGCTTTGCATGTTTTACGGTCCCTGCTGGGGAATCGAGAGATGAGTTCACCGTGCTCAATTGTAAATACTTCGTTCTGTATGAGTTAACCCGCTCTACAGTCTGTACATAAAAGGGGTTGGTAATAATTGTAGATGTATATTAGAATTTTTCCAAGGTGCCAATGTTGAGGTAGGAACTGGTACCCGGCCTATGGTCGAACTCAACAACACAAAAGTTGAAGCACACGTGGATGCGGTGCCTCAACAATCCATTAAGCCTCAGAGTGGAGTGGACCCCGATTCTGTTATGGATCATCCATCTTTTGATTGGGTGGTTATACCAAGAATCACACCTGGAGGTGAGTATAAATTCAAACCTCAATCTGGTATGGAAACTACGAATGACAATCGTATTACATCCGCACCAACACAAACCTCATCACAGAATGTAAAATTTCGTGATCAGAATCCATCCTATAGTTATGAAGTACTGTCGGAAATGGATCCTACGCGAATGTTACAAGATTCTGATGATGCGGACCTTGGCAATTTCTTTTCTCGCCCGATTAAAATTGCTGAGGAAGAATGGACTACGAGCACTACGCTTGCTGCAGACTTTGATCCATGGGAATTGTATTTCAACAATCCACGTGTCATTAACCGTATTTCCAATTACAATTTGATGCGATGTAAATTGCATTTGAAATTTGTGATCAATGGAAATGGTTTTCAATATGGCCGTGCGCTTGCTGCTTATCAACCTATGGATTCATTTGATGCTTTGTCCACGCATTCAGCATTAGTTGATCAAGATTTAGTTCAAACATCTCAACTTCCACATGTCTATTTGGACCCAACCACATCGACTGGAGGTGAGATGATTTTACCATTCTTTTATTTTGAAAACTATGTTGAATTGCCAACAGCCCAGTATCGCAATCTTGGTAGAATGTATTTGCGATCGTTGAATACTCTTAAACACGCCAATGGTGCTAGTGATCAAGTCACTGTATCCGTGTTTGCTTGGGCTACAGATGTTTCATTGTCTGTGCTTACAAGTAGAGAACCTTCAACGATTGTACCACAATCTGGTAAAGAATCCGAGATTGATGAAGCCAACAAGACTGGTATGATTTCTGGGCCTGCAACAACAATAGCGAAGGTATCAAATGCACTGGGTGTTATTCCAGCTATTAAACCTTTTGCTATGGCAACATCCACTGTTGCCACTGCTGTTGCTGGTGCAGCTAAATCCATGGGATATTGCAGACCACCAGTAACAAAGAATCCTGATCCTTACAGGCCAACGCCAACTTCGCAATTGGCGACAACCAATACACCAGATACCTCGATTAAATTGACTGTTGATGAAAAACAAGAGTTAACTATTGATCCACGTATTGCTGGTGTGGGGCCCGAGGATCCACTATCTATTCGAGAAATCGCAAAACGTGAATCTTATTTGACCAAATTCAGCTGGAATATTGGTACAGCACCAGAGACGCTTTTGTGGAACGCTCGTATAGATCCAGTGACTTGGGCTGAAGCTCCAGGAATTCCAAAGTCGTACCACTTTCCAGCTTGCGCAATGGCTGCATTGCCATTTCAGTACTGGACTGGTACCATGAAATTTCGCTTCCAAATTGTTTGTTCCGCATTTCACAAGGGTCGTTTGAAATTTGTTTATGATCCGCAATTCTTAGCTTCTAATGAGTATAACACAAATTACTTGGAAGTTATTGATATTGCTGACACTCAAGATTTCACTATTGAACTCGGAAATGGTCAAACACGTACATTGTTGGATCATCATTTACCCGGATTGGATTCGGTAACTCAGATGTATTCAACAACTGCGTACGCTAGTGAAGAAGAGGGCAATGGAGTCATTGGAGTGTACGTTGTTAATGAACTTACTACACCAAATAGCACCGTCAATAATGATATCGAAATTAACGTTTTCGTTTCTATGGGCGATGATTTTGAGGTGTTTGTACCCGATGATCATTTTCAACGATTTGTGTGCAAACCACAATCTGGTAAGGAAACATTGGTTCCTGAAAGCCAGGACACAAGCGAACCATCAGCACCACAACATTCCATGACGGATATGGTGGGACCGGGTAAACAAGACACTGCATTGATTAATATGGTATTCACTGGTGAATCCATCATGTCATTCAGGCAAATGCTTAAACGGTACAACATTTGGCGTAGGGAAGATGTAGCTCCAATTAGTGCTTTTACGAGAATTGATCGGAGACAAAACATTTACCCTTTTCTGAGAGGAAATGTCAGTGGAGCTGTTGATACAACTGGTACAGCGGCCAATTACAACTATGTCAATACAATTTTGTTGCATTGGGTTGTATGGGCGTATTCAGGTTGGCGAGGTGGAATCCGCTACAAATTGCTGTTTCAGACAGACAAGGATGCAGTGGCTTCCAACACTAGTTCGAAAGTGTACATTCAACGTGATGGCATTAAGAATTTGGGTCTTGCCACCTATTCGCGATCAGTTATCGCACAACCGGATTATGTGAGAAATGAAGATGCAGCTGTTGAAATTATTAAAGGCAACGGTGATGTGACAGGCACTAAAGGTGCAGTTTACATGACTGATGTTATTAATAGTACAGCAGAGTTCGAAGTACCTTATTATTCTCCTTTCCGATTTACACCCGGAAAGACAGAAAATTGGACTTCAGGAACTACGTATAATCGTTCTCCAAATTTCCGCATGGATGCCTTGTTGCATGGTAATCCTAAAAGTAGTATTGATTTTAACGTTGCAACCGCAGAAGATTTCCAAGTTTATTTCTTCACTGGGTTGCCGCGTCTTTACTACGAGGCGCTTGCGCCATCTCCTTAATTGGAGAAAAGACAAGGAGTTATGTCTTTAAATATGTACTCAAAGGTAATCACACACCTTAATAAGTGTGATCTTAATAAAATAAGAGTCTGTGGCCGACTCTGGCGCTGAAAAGCGACCGGGCTAACCGCCGAATAAAATTTGTAAAACCTTGACTAGGTAGCATAACTGTTCGGCGTAAGCCAACGGTTATGTCCCGTGGAGAAATTCTCCGGGTCCTAGCAAGGGAGTCACAAATTTTAATAGCGGTAGCCCCGAGACCATCGTGAGATCGTCCCGAATGCACCTCCTAAGAACTATTTTTGGAGGGAGATGCATACCGGTG